CTGTGGGTCTTGACATGAAATGTTCATCAATCAAAAACTTGTCTATACTCTCCTCAATACTCTCATCCTTTCTTCTCCAATATGAGTAACAAATGGCGAGAGCCTGTTTTTGTTCTCTACCTTCTTCTTTTATCAGTTGAGAAACACATCGAGAAATAAACTCGTTTTTTCCTTCTCCTTTTCTAGGCTTTGGCATATTCTTCTCCTTATTCTGCTTTATGCCCTTTCTTATTAAGTGCTTGTAATAAGGCCTTTTCTTTCACATCAATATTTTTATATGCGGCACCATGAATGTCTTTTATTTCACCAGATTTATTCACGCGATTAAAAATATTTTTTCTTTGTTTACGAACATTGGCCAATCTCTTTTGTGAACTACACACGAAGCTAAAGCTTCGGTGCTTCTTGTTTCAACCTCTACTGCACTGCCTAACCAAAAAGTTATTTAGTGTCTTACACAGAGTCCACAAGCGTATAAGTTCGGCTAGTTCCTAACCTACTTAAAACATCTACACTTAATTTAGACAAATTTTCAATCCACTCGTTCCTATCTCTTTTGTACTCATTTTAGATAGGTCTTCCACCTCTTCTCCCAAATATTTTTCTAAAAGAAAATCAATTTTCATTTTATCACTTCCTCCACTATTTTGATGCCAGTTCTTCTAATTCTTTTTGAGAAATTCTCTTATCAATATTGAGTGTGTTCATCTGCTTTGATGTTGTTCTACTATATTTTTCGTCCGTTCCATATAGTGTTCCACCAACATCAACAGCAACCAAAGTCTCATAAGAGAAAAACAAAGTTTTTCCATCAATGGTTACTCTCGTAAAATTAGGCCCAAGCTGTTTACAGGTTACAGAAGCCTCGTTGAGTGTTCTTTTCGATTCACCCAAAAGATATTTTTTCATTCGATTTTCGATAGACATTATTCCTTACCCTCTCTTTTTTCTTTATTCTTTTTTAGCTCTGGAAATTTGCGATAGACAGCAGCACGAACCTGCGACTGCTCTTCAGGCGTTCCGTGCTGAGCTACTCTTGCAAGTGCATTTCTTGCGTGTGCAATATCTGGAATAGGATAACTGCCGGGACCGGGCGCTTTCGATGGAATCGCAAAGGAACCTTTACTCAATTTCTTTCGTTCCTTATACTCCAATTTGTCCTCACCAAGGAGAAACAGGTCAATTTTTTTGAGAAGATCGTTAGACATACAGCTCACCTCAAATATGATGTTCTACTTTATATTTATTGAACAGACCTCATATTTCTCATTTTCCAGTTCAATAAATCGACAATTTTATCCGTCGATACAAAATTATCAGTAATATTTATGTCTTCCCATAAATAATAATATAAAATCCACGGTGGAGTAAAAATAACAAATGGGTGTCGCTGAAGCGTCGAGAAAATGCCTTGAAGCCATCATCAACTATATGCCCGATCCTGTCTTCGTAATAGACAAGGAAGGAAAGATAATCGCATGGAACAAGGCAATATCAAGGATGTTGGGGAAATCTTCCGAAGAGGTTGTTGGAAAGGACAGTATTGAAATATCAAAGCTTTTTTATAACAAGGAAAGACCCGTTCTAGCAAATCTCGTTCTTTCGCCCGACAAAAGTTCAGAAGCACTATACGAAAATTTCAAGAGATGTCAAGACGGAACAATTCAGGGATACTCTTGGACAGAATATAAAAAAATCTATGCTTGGGCTGTCGCTTCACCTTTCTATGATAAGGATGGAAATGTCATTGGTGTCATCGAAACATTTCGTGATGTGACAGAATGGAAGGAAACACAGGATGCACTTGTCTCAAGTCAGCTAAAATACAAGTCTCTGTTTAGCGCAGCCCGTTCAATTCTCGACAATGTAAACCTGATGATATGGGCGAAAGACATTGACAACAAGTATACTTTTGTCAACAAGGCATTTCGTGATTTTATGGGAATCCGTTCAAGAGATATGTTGGGCAAAAAGCTCAATGACTTTGCTCAAACAGGAAACGATTATAATTCCGAAGAAACAGATAATAGAGCAAAAAAGGAAACTGTAACAGTTGTCGTTCCTATAGTCCTCAGCGATAAAAAACACTGGCTGTCAATCTGTAAAACACCATTGAAAGATGAAAACGGTGTTCTGGTAGGAACGGTGGGAACAGCAAGAGATGTTACGGAAAGTATAGAAAGAAAGAAGTTCGACCAAGAACAGGTTGAAAAACTTCGAGAAGAGATAGAAAGGGGTGTTATGGAATGGAGGTCAGAAACGGAAGCTGTAACCGTGGAAGTAAAGAAGACAATCGAAGAGATACGAAAATCCATGCACGGTGTTGTTGATGTCATCAGCATCGAAGGGGAGAAAATACTATAATGTCAGATAATAGTCTTATTCCAGAATCAATGGTCAAGTTGTTATTCGACCAAGTGAAAGATTCTTCTGACAAGAATGCTGACGCGGTTCGTGAGCTGTCAGGTGTGCTTCGTGACCTTTCTACTGTCATCAACAGTCAGGTTCCCACAAGAAAGGAACTGTGTGATATGGTGAAAGACCATGATAGGGACTGTGCAAAGAGAGGAGAGGAAATTTACAATATAATAGAAAAAGAAGATAGCATTATTACTGGAAAAATCAATGGTGCAGTGGAGAAAATCCTCGCCACATCAAAGACAATTGACGACAACACGAAATCATTGGATAATGTAAAAACAACATTAAAAAGTATTGACGATGGTGTAAAAAACATATCGGACAAGATAAGAACAATGATTATCGTCGTCACGGTTGCCTTTTCTCTTACGATGATGATTTTCTTCTTTGTCAAGAGTGCAAACGATACAATGATAAATAATGCTGTGAAAGAGGCTGTAAAAGAGATTATTACTTCCAGACCCAGTAATATCTGGCCATCACCACAACAGGATAACACAAAATGAGACTATTGCGATTTCTTCAAAAATTGGATGAGGAAGGAGAAGGTATGGGCGAAATCGGCTCCGGTGCAACCACCACGGGGAAAATCGCACTATATCCTCAACGACTGAAACTTGGTATCACCAGAAGAGAGGCTTTCAAGAATTGCAAAAAAAAGAAAAAGAGACTTATATGAAACCGTTCATTCAGTATCTCGTAGAGCAGAATATAAACAAGGTCAGAATCGTTATTCTTACAAGCAGAAAGAAAAACGGAAATAGTGAAGACCTATATAGAACAGCAAAATCAATAAAGAAACTTTGTGAAAAGAAAGGCATCGACTGTTACAATGTTTTTGCTGAAGACGCATATATTCGTAGAGAATCTGGAAGACTTTATATTCATAATATCAACGATAGTAAAGGCTTCGAAATCAGCTCAGCAGATACGGTTGTAATAGTAAGAGGAAGTGTAGGAAGGCTACAGTCGAGTCTTGACCTTCTGTCACAGATGGAAAGGAATGGCATCTACTGTGTCAACTATCGAAACACCCTAGAATCCTGTTCGGATAAGTATAGAACAGCTCTTCTACTTGCAGATAACGACATATCAACTCCAAAAACTGCAATTGTAACGAGCGAAAAGGGTCTTGAAATCGCCTTCAAAAAAATGGGTGGAAAATTCCCCGTCGTTCTCAAGACACTTACTGGTTCCAAGGGTATCGGCGTTTTTATCTCCGACAGTTGGGAATCTATGAGGTCAACCCTACAAACCATCTGGAAAATCAACAAGGATGTGGAGATAGTCATGCAGGAGTATCTGGATGCAGACTATGATATGAGAGTTCACGTCCTTGGTGAAAAAGTCATCGCGGCGATGAAACGATACAAGATTGAAAAGGACTTCCGGTCAAACTACTCTCTTGGCGGTAAAGTAGAAAAATTCGACCCGACAGAAGAAGAGAAGGAAATTGCAATTCTTGCAGCCAAGGCAGTGGGTGCAGCTTGGGCAGGCGTTGACCTTATGAGGAACAAGAAAGACAACAAGCTCTATGTCATCGAAGTCAACTCCTCTCCGGGCACAGAAGGAATAGAGAAAGCAACGGGCGAGCCAGTAGTGGAAAAGGTTATAGACTTCGTTCTCGACAAAAACAATTGGAAAAGACCAGCAACGGAAGCGGGATTTATCGAAACAGTAAAAATACAAGGTATCGGAGAAATCTCTGCAAAGCTGGACACAGGTAACGGTTCATATTGTGTTCTTCATGCCGACGAGATAGATATCAGGGGTGATAAGGTCGTATGGAAGCACGACGGCAAAACCTTCACCAACGACATCGAAACAGTAAAAAAGTTTGTAATCGGCGGAGTCCGTAACGAGAAGGAAACCAGACCAGTAATATTCTTGAATGTTGAGTTCAACGGCGATACATACGAGATGAGATTTGCATTGTCAGACAGAAACGGGATGACGACACCATGTTTGTTGAACCGTAAATTTATTCGTCAAGCAAACCTGATTATCAACCCTGCAAAACAGTATGTATTGACCATCAAGAAGGACTAACCGAGCCTCTGGATAATACCGTCACACATACCATATTCCATCGCCTTGTCGGGTCGAATGTATGTGTTCCTGTCAATGATACTACGGATTTCCTTTTCCTTCAGCTTGCTTCTCTTCATAATCTCCTGAATGATTTGTTCCTGAAGGAATTTTATCTCTTCCGTATCAATCACAATATCGGAAACAGTCCCGTGACTGAAAGAACTTGCTTGATGTAACATCAGACGGGAATGTCTGGTCATAAATCTTCTTCCCTTCTGACCATACAGGAAAATGATTGCGGCAGCAGACATCGCCTTTCCTAGACAGATGGTTCTTACAGGTGGCATAATGATTTCCATCATATCAACGATAGCAAACATACTGTCAATCTCACCACCATAGCTATCAAGAATCATCGTAATTTCCTTCAATGGGTCATTCTTCTGCATCTCAAGAAGTGCCACCACAACATCACGAGCAACACACTCATTTATCTCACCCACGACATAGATGATTCTGTCTTGTTGAGAAGCAGATTGTTGTTGTTTACTATCATCCTGCTGAATAAACATCTGAATCTGTGGCAAGTTATTGTTGTTCTTTCTTTTCAATGGTTTTCTTTTCGGAATACAATCTGTTGACATATCACTCACCAAAAAATAAGTTTACTGATGCTGAAGAGGAACCTGAAAGCAGAGAAGTCTTTTTCATCGGTTCCAATAAGATTTCTATCTTCGATATGAAATACTTTTCTATCATCTTCTCGTAGTCAATCTGAACAACCTTGTCAAACTCCTTCGGCCATCGAAGAAAAGACATCGCCTCGAAATTCAAGGGATTCTTTTTCAGATAAACCACCTTTGTCTTAGCTCCACTATGAATATCCTCATACTTGTCTTCTATCTTGAGCTGTTTGAGAAGAACCCGATAGTTACTTATGCCCTTCAAATGGAACGGTGTCCCCTTGATGATTTCACCGTCTTCCTTTACATATTTTCAATATCGGAAGCGCCGATGTTTACAGAGATTTCCTCTGGATATGCCTTTCTCAATTCCCTCTTATACTGTTCAACCTTCTTCATAATCTCTTCATCAGAAGCGCCCTTGAGAATCATCTCCATCACATCTTTCAGTCGGGGACGAACAGCTTCCGGTGTATCGGAACGAATGATTTCCAACCCAGTAACCTTCACCTTGTCTACCGGAGCGCCTTCTTCATTGACAGCCCAGTATCCATATTTTTTCTTCTTCACGAACAATGCGGTCTTTGCAACCATCTCCTGTTTGAACTTGATACGGAAATCGGTTACAGGAGAGTTATACATCTTTCTCTGAACCTCACGATAACAAGATTCATTGACATATTCTTCGATAATTGATGATAATTCAAGTATCATTTTTATAATAACATCATCACTATATTTTGATAGGTCCACGCCGTTGTCAGACAAAAATCTCCCAGCAGCAATAAACAAAGAGTCTGTATCTGAATATAAAACATAATCATTCTTCTTTGTCATAAAAACACTTCCAACCTTTATGATGATTTCTTTTCCCAGCAGCAACGTGTGACATCAAAGTTTGTTGTAGGTCATGTTTCTTACAAAAATCAATCAAGCCTTTTATTTTATATTCAACGCCTTCGGGAGAAATAACAATATATCTTTTACTGTTCCAATGTAACTCCCCTCTGCCGGGCTTACATTTATCAATCCACCATTGGGGCAATTTTTTCCCCCTTGTTGGATGATATCCGTTCTTTTTTGTTTCACTTATTTTTTTCTTTACATCATCTGGTCGCTGTTTCCCATAAAAGGGATGTCTTTCCCCCGGCATCCACCCATCACCACCATATGTGCAATTATATCCATTTTTTATAGCATTTGTTTCTTTTATAAAGAAAATTTCCCTTTCGTTTACCTCTGATATTTTTCCCCTCCAAAGAACCTCAACATCAAAATTTTCCCATCCATACTTGTCTATTGCCCTTGTAAGTGGTGTTATGTTTCTACGGTCTTTTTTGTGTGATGATATTCTTTTCTCAAGACTTGAAACCGTCTTGCCTATATAAAACTTTCCGTTTATTTTATTTGTAATTTTATAGATTATCGCCATCCCTATCTCCTATAAAGAATATATGGTATATAATCTATTTATACTTTTCAATAAAAGCTCTTAATTCGTCATTTTTATCTGGATTGTTCAATAAATCATTTACATACCTCTCCCCTGCCTTGATAGTCTGTCTACCACAGGATGTAATAGCCTCCGATATGTTCACATTGAAATACCGGGAATATGGAACACTTGTAACACCGAACATAGCATTGAGAATAATCTTGAGTGCATGCTGTAATCCGTTGAACTGGCTGACCTTCTCTTCGGTCTTTTTCAAGACATCATCCCTCAATTGTGGAAGAGACTTCTTCATCTTTATCATCTTTCCCTTGATTTCAATTCTCTTATGAAAAACCTCTTCCTCGACCTGAGCGAGAACCCCCTTGTTCTTTGTTGAAAATACAGAACCACAGGGGGCTATCGTGATAGCCCTCTTTTCCAGAGCAGAATTGAACACCGTCAACTTCTGTCCATCAAATGTCACCTTCTTACCATCCTTGAGAAGATTGAATGCAGGAAACTTCTTTTGTCTGACATACTGGACAACCGTGTCTTCCGTAATATCAAGTATCCTACCATAGTATGTCTCCGGTGACATATTCAGGGTGATGATTGCAGTCGGATACGATGAGGCAATATCAAGGTCAATAACCCAATTGTGTTTTCCTGTCTGTGGCTCCTTGACATATGCCGCTTCAAATGTCTCTTGTGTTCCACCATAAAACTTCGGGGCACACAAACGATGTCTACGGAAATAAACCAACAGAAGACCTTCTATGAGCTGGGTCATCGTGTCATAATATCTCATCGGGCACTTGGTCAGGAGAGACAGGGATTGAACCATACTGATATAGCCCAATTTCTTTTCCAACTGATGAACACGAAGTGCGTCCGTAATGTTATAATCGACAAACAGGTTCCAATCTTTCTCACACAATTCTTTCAGGTCTTTATATTGAGAGTAATCAACCTTACCCTTTTCCAGCTCGTAATTGGACACATAGTCGAGAGAATATCTTTCCAGTTTGGTCGGTGCATACCACTTATATAAGTCGATATAGTCAAGTATGGAAACACCGGAGATGTTGACATTCATCCTTCCGTTCTTCGCCTCCCACACCTGAACATCCTTGATGGGCGACAGTCTCATATACTCATTCGGGTCGCTGAACACCCTCTTGGAACGATTGATAATATAGGGTATATCAAAGTCATAGACCGACCATCCTGTAATAACATCCGGCGGAAACTTGTTCAGAAAATTGAGAAGGCGGTTCAGCAACATCCTTTCATTGTCACACTTGAAGTATCGAACATATTTCTCGTTGAAGAATTTTCCACCAGTATAATCCTTCAAACCAAACACCGTGGTCGTGTCTGTCTTGTTATCGTAGATGGAAACAAGGTTGATGGGGTCTTTCGGGTCATCGACACTTGGATATCCGACACGAAGCTCACATTCGATGTCAAGGGAATATACTCTCAGCTTCGGAACAGTAAGCTCCTCGTCTGGAATTGAATAATATCTCTCAGCAAGGAACTGAATTTCAGGTCTTACTCTATCCTCAAATATATCCTTCTTGTCCTTGATGAAACTGAAATAATCGGAGTAGGAACGGAAATTCCGCCTTGTGACGGGCTGACCGTAAATTGTCTTGACCTCTCCTCTCTCATAAGGAAAGTAGACATACGGAACCCAAGGTATGTCAGAATAAAAGTCCTCTCCATTGATTTGCTCCCACAAATGAATGGTAGAGGTCTTCGTGTTGTAATGTATGTTCTTGAACATTATTCTATCACAAATAATTTATCGTCTATAACAGGCGGTTCTATTTCTTTGGTATGTTTTATATATATCCAGAAACGGTGATTTGTATTGTCTCCCGTGCCACCATTTACACAATCAATTATACCGTTCCATCCTCTCACTTCATAGAATGTGGTTGGATTATGTCGATACGGTTTGACCTCATACTTCTCCCCTATCTTATACCAAGACTCTGGTTCTGTAGTATATGCATCAATAATCTCAATCCATTTATACTCGTCCGTATTCATCAACCACTCTCACAATGTCGTCTTCACCGAAGTATTCACCAGTTTGAACTTCTATAAAAACAAGGTCATCGTTACCAATGTTTTCTATCCGATGAAACAGCTCCTTTCGAATATCCACACACTCTCCCGGCTCCATATCAAAGAAATCGTCCCCAATAGTAACAAGGGCACGACCTTCCACGATGAACCAATGTTCATTTCTTTTCTTATGTTTTTGTAAACTCAATTTATGGGTAGGCTTGACGGTAATTCTCTTTACCTTGTGTGTCTTGTCATCCAGCAAAATCTCAAACTTTCCCCACGGTCTTCTTTCTTCCTTCACGTCCTTTCCTGACGAAGCTCATCACGAATTTGCATCAACAATTTACCCATCTTGTTCTTGCCCATTCCATCGTGGCCTGAACCCCAATATGGGCTGAATGATGCATCCTCTACAAGATATCTGTCACCAGTTGCAAGAAGATAAGCCCTTGCTTCTGGATTTTGTGTGAACTTTGCCTTTACCCCCTTATACATTATTTGGTCTTTTACATCATCCCAATCAGACCTCATCTTGACCTGTCTTCCTAGCCTTCGGGCCTTGGCGGGAGACTCAGCTAACATAATTCTTGCCTTGTCAACAGGGTTGAGTGCCTTTTCTGATTGATAGTAATGTTCGACGGTCTTATACTCTCTCCCGTCTATATTGACTTTACAAAGGTAGAAATTTGATAAAGGATGATGTTCTCCGACAAACCGTAACTCATTCTCCATATATAGACATCCTCTCTGGATTTAGCCGAATGGCTGATGTTGACCTTCTCTTTCCACATGTCTTGGTGATTTTTGACATACCAAATCCAGACAGGGTGGAAAGACCCTCACCTGCCATAATCATATCAGTATAAAACCGTATCAACTGTTCTCTTGACAATTCCCTACTCAAATATTTCCTTGAGTTCGTTATCATCCTTTTCAGTCTTGCATCACTCTTCTCTTTCGACAACTCTTCAACCAACGA